TTTCGGCTTGTTTGATTATATTATGTAAATCGCTACGCACTCTAACTGATATTTCCTTGTCTGTTCCTGTTAGGCCGTATTTTTCGTTAAATTGTCTGCATGCCTCTTGGCGTGGTGCTAAAAATTTTTCTAAATTTAAATTTATTAATTCGTTGTTGCTGTTTGCCTCGTCTGTTATTAAACGTTCCTTCTTATCTACAACTATATTATTTATTCCTAAATATGTCAATGCCTCGTTAAATATTTCTTTTTTATAATCTTGTAATTTATCGGCTACAAATGGTGCGTCGGTTCTTAAACATTTTAATTCGTTATTATCCATTAAATTTTTATCTGCAACAATTAATGGTTGGTTGCCGTTAAATTCATTATATAAATTGATCATACTTAAACGTTGCTTGTCATTTGTTAAAATTATAGTGCTAAATTTTTGTTGTGCAATGTTGGCGTCTGCGCTGCGTTGTATTTGACTTAATCTGTATGCGTATAGTTCCATTGCAAAAACAGTTGGCGTCATGTTCCAATTATTTTTTATTAAAATACATTCTTGGGTATCTTTAACATTTGGTAGTAACCCGCTGTAAACATTTCTTGTTGTGTTAAATTCATGTCCAAAACAACGTAGTTTTGTTGGTAAATTATATAAATTAAAGTAACCTGCGGGCGCTGCTTGTGTGTTAATATAACCGTATTTTTCATGTTTTAACGCTGCTGCTATTCCATCATAATATAACGCAAATTCAATGTGGCGCGCGTCCATACTGTCTGGAACTTTCCATTCAAACATACTGCGCGCAATATCTTCAAAAATTTGCATATACATTTGCATTGTTGCGTCGTTTAAATAGGCGCTGTCTAAAAATTCCCTGTTATTACGTAAATTTGTAATATAGTTGTTTGCTAATGCTTTTTTAGCCATGTTTTTATTTCTCCTTCTATGGTGTTACGGGTCTATTGTCTTGCGAATAGTCTAAATATTTTGTTGCGTCATGCCATAAAGTAACACCGTTGTCAAATAAATTCCTTAATTCTGCTAAATCTGTTTCTGGCACGTCGCCTTCGATATTAATACCTTGTGTTTTTATATAATTCCAATATGGACGCGTATTTATATTTGGTACTTTTAAATCATTTGTTGCGTAACCGAACATGTCAAAATAGTGATCTATACGTTGTGCAAATTGTGCCTTTATATTATAACGTGTAAAAATATTGTCGTCTATTAAACCATAACCAACAATAGTTGCATTGCTGCCGCCTAATGTTGCTTGATCTGGTAATAATTTTTGGCGTTCAACTGTGGCCATTAATTCTTTAATATAAAAATCATAATTAGCCGCTGTATTTTGTAATTGTGCGCCTGCATTTACTGTACTGCCAAAACCGCTTGCCGTTCCTAAACCTGCGCCGCTGCCTTGTCCGCCGTTGGTGTTATAATCGCTATAACGTTTGCCCATATTTCCTAATGTAGTTAAACCACTGCCCGCGCCTGCTATCATTCCTAATGCGTTTGCAAGTAAATTGCTTGATCCTGTTACAACTCCCATGTTTGCTGCATATGTTTCACGTTCTGTTTGAACGTTTACTAAACCTGCATTTTCTGCCAACCATGCGTTGTAATAATCTGTGCTTGTACTTAATGTTGGGTAACCGTTTAATGTTGCTGCGTCGCTTAAATTGTCGCCCGTTTTTCCTCTATAATTTTGAGGTATCATAAAAACAGTTGGGTTTGGGTTTGCCTCGCTAATAAATTTAAAACTTGGCGTTGCGTTTTCAAAATCTTCGTACCTATATACCTTGTTTGCCCCTTGGGTTGGGTTAAATCCTATGTATAAATATGGGTACGTTAGAACTTTCCCATTGTGTGGTATGTAACCGTCAACGCTGCTTGGCCTTGCTATTAATGTTTCTGTTGTTGCTGTTGCGTCGCCTTTTAATACCCAAATATTGTTTACTACGTCGCCTGCATTTATTCCTTGTAATCTGTTGGCGTCTGTCAATAGCCCGTTTACTGCCACTTTTGGAACTGTAAAACTTGCTACAACGTATGTACTTTGGTTTGTTATGTCGCCTTCTTGCCAACCAACCAAACTGCGCATTAAATAATAATATTTTGTTAAACTGTCTGTTGCAATAAATGCCATTGCTTGTGGAATTCCATTTATAGCGTTGCCATGATCTGTTAAATATTCTTTATAATCAACTGTTACGTCGCCTGTTTCTTTATACATTATTTTATACCCTGTATAGGCAATAACGTATACTGGTGCTAAATTATCAACGCCGCCAACGCCTGCTATTTTATATTCGCCTGTTTCTAAATTTTCTGGTAATAAATTGGCGCCTATTGTATCATTTAAAATGTGTTCTCTTTCAACAAAACTTGTTTTATAAATTAAATCAAATTGCCATGTTTGGAACACGTCTGTTGCAATATGTATTAATGTGCAACCGCTGTTTAAATATTGTAAATCAACAATAAATGCGTAAAACCATTTATCGCTATAATTATTGTTTCTATACATACAATAATTATATGGTATTAAGTCGTCAAATTCTCCATCGTAGCGTATTGCGCCGTCTTTTCTTTGGTATGTGGCGTTTTCTAATTCCAATTTATCTAGGCCGTTAAAATAATTAAATTGTGCTGTTGCGTCGCTAAATGTTAATTGGTTTTTATTATCTAATTTTAGTTCGCATTTTAATAAAATAATGTCTGTGTCTGGTGTAACAACCATTTTTTTACTCCTATATTTTAAAAATAGGAGTAGGCGCGTTTTGGTGTCCTACTCCTACGAGGTAATTAAAATTTATATTATGCTGGGTTTGTTACTGTTACTGTTACTGTTCCTGTAACATTTCCGCATGTTGCTGTAATTGTAACTGATCCGTCTGCAACTCCTGTAACAACGCATTTTTTATTGTCGTTTTCGTCTGCTGCTACTGTTGCTTTTGTTGCGTCGCTGCTTGTATATGTAATTGTATCATTTGCTTGGAATGGATCTGTTGTTACTGATAATGTTACTGTATCTTCTTCTTCTACGCTTGGTGCTGTTTCGTTAAATTTAATTGTTGTTGGTTTAACTGTTGGTGCTGCTGTTGCAAAAACAACTGCGTTCGCAAATAAACTATAATTATACATTTTAACAACATTTAAATACATTTGCCATGTTCTGTTGTTTGCGTTATAGAATTCGTCAAGTTCAAAGTCTTGTGCTTTAATTTTAAACCATGAACGATCGCACATAATACCTAAAATATTTTCTGCGTTTTCTCCAAATGATTTAACAGTATAAATGTTGCCTAATAATGTTTTATATTCTAGGTTAAATGCTTGTGCTAATGCCATTACGTCAACAACGCTTGAAACGTCGTTTCTTAAAATAAATACTATATCTTCTGGTCTTGACCATGTTACAACTGCGTTACCGTAGCCGCCAACTTTTGCCCATGCGTTATAATCGCTGCTTGGTTCTTGCATGTTTAAGAATAATTCTCTTGCTTTTGTAATAAATGCGTCTGCTGTTGCTGCTGTTGTTGGTTTTGTTATTGTTTCAATTTGTACGCTATTTGAATTGTAGGCGTCAACTACTAAACCTTTTGTTAGGTTATATTCGTCAATGTATGCGCTATTATATAAAGCGTCTGTAATTCCTGTAATAAAGTTTGCTAATGCGCCCCATGATGTAAACGCTGTTTTAGCTTTTGCCCTTGTAATTGTAACAGGGTATTGAATATCGCTGTTAATTGTTGGATAAATTGTTTTTAAATCAATTTCGTATCTAGCCAATAAGCCTGCGAAATCGTCAACATTAAAGCGTCTGCCTTTAATTGGGTTTATGTAAATTTCTTCTCCAATTGCGCCTAATGGTAATCTGTCGCCCTCTAACGCTTTTAATTTGTTGTTAAATTCTCTGCTTTCAACTTGTGAATAAACAATTTTCTTTACAAGTCTTTGGAAAAATTCATTATATACGTTTTGATCTGCTGTAATTGCTGCTGCG